TCCAGGAAGCAGGGCCAGGAAGCGGGCTCCAGGGGCTCCAGGGGCAGGGCCAGGGCTCCAGGAAGCAGGGCTAACTATCTGAAATTGCAATTTTTTCTATAACTGTCTGAAATTATTGATCGTCGCGGGGGGGGCTGCCAGGCCCCGCCGGGCATGACGCGGCCCCGCCAGACGCGGGGCGGGAGCCCGCCATTTAACCGCGACGCGGTCATGATCTAACTGGCGGGCGGTTATGCCATATGGCGCGGGCATGCATATAACAGGCGGGCTCTCAATCTGACGAAGGCGGGCTGGCTGGCCTGGCTGGCCGGCCGGCTGGACTCGGCCGGCATGGGCTGGCTTAACTGGCGCGGGCTGGACTTGGCCGGGCTGGCCCGGGTGGCCCGGGTGGCCCGGGACTGGAGCAGCCCTGGCCAGCCGGCGCGGACGGCACTGGCACTGGCGCTGGCCCTGGCGCTGGCCGGCGTGGCGGACTGCACTTGCACTGCACTGGGCTGGCGCTGGACTGGCTTTGGCAGGACTGGCGAAGCCATTCAGACGCAGGCATGCAGGACGAAAACGGCGAAGCCTGCACGAAACTCAGCGAAGCGGAACGGCTGAATCTGCACGAAAATGCAGGTTGCGAAAACGGTGCAGAAAGAAAAGCTCAATAAAATCAATCCGGTGACGCAGGACGCAGAAACGGCGGACGTGCTGGCCGGCTGGCCCGGGCGAAGGAAATGCACCCCGAAAAATTCAACGGGAAAAATTTTTAATTGAACGTACCTATGCAATAATTTACCCAAAAATTCTAGAACAAATGTGCAAAGATATGCATTGCAATATTATACTGACTCAATCTAATTGAACAACATTGCAGTTATTATGAATGAAGACTTTTGCAAACGGGCTGGAGCCTGGCGTACAGGCGCACAGTGCAGGCGTACAGCGCAGGCATACAGCGCAGGCGCTCAATGCTGGCGCAGGCGCAGGGGCAGAAAAGCTGTGCACCGTTCGGCATCATTTTCCTGTGCACCGTTCGGCCCTGTTTTCCTGTACACCGTTCAGGCATGTTGACTTTCAGCAGAAAAAGTAGGAAAAGTCTTGGCACTCAAATAACTGGAGGACTCTGAACATGGAAGAAAAGAAGCAGAAGAAAATGGGGCGCCCGCCAAACGGGGCTGTCGCCAATCTCAACGTCGGGATCCAGCCGGAGCTCAAGGAGAAGCTGATGTCCTACGCCAGGCACCGGCACCGTTCGGCTTCGTCCCTGGCCTGCATCATCCTGAAGCGGTGGCTCGAAACCCACCCGGAAATTCCCGAGAGCGACGATGAGTAGGGGCAGGAAAACAGGCGGGACGCCGTCCACCGGGTGCACCGCCAGCCTCACTATCCGCATCCAGCCGGAGCTCAAGCAGGCGCTGGCGGAAATAGCGCAGAGGCAGGGGCGCACGATGTCCGAGGTGTGCCTGCTGGCTCTCCGCGACTTCGTCATCGAAGAGGCGGCCAGGAAAGCGAAATAGCTGGGCGCCGTTCGGGGGGGGGCTTCGGCCTCCCCTTTCTTTTTCTGACTTTCGTTAACATTTTTAGTTGACTGAATCAGGGCGGGAGCGTAGAAGAGGAGGCAGGAAAAAACCTGCACACCGTCAAGGAGGACGCCATGACGAAGATCCGCTACATCGCCGGCCCTGACAGATACGAAGTCAAGATGGCCCTGGACAGGCAGGCCGACGGCTCCTGCGACGTCTTTTTCTACGCCAGGAAGCTCCGCCGGTACGACTACGGCTTCAGCCTCAAGAACGTCTCCAGCCTGGACGACCGCGGCGTCTGCCGCAGAGCTCTCCAGACGCTGGAGGCAATGGTCGCGGCTCACGAATTCCTGCACACCGTTTAGGCTTTTTCCTGTACACCGTTTGGAGGAACATATGCACCGCAAGCTCTTCGCCGTCATCACCGCCCGCAAGTGCATCGTCTACTGGGACGACAAGCGCCCTTGGCTCTGGCTTGAAGCCGACGGCGTCTGCGAAGCCCACGGCTCCGATGAGGAAGGCTTCGATCTTCTGCTTTACGCTCTCCGCATCCACAACATCACCGTTTGGCCCAGCAGGCCCTACGCCAATTTCTAGGAGGATGCCATGACATGGTACAAGATCTATCTGGGCTGCGAACAGGAGCCCGCCGCCGACGCCGACACCTTTGCCGAAGCCAAGGCCATCGCCAGGCGCTACGACCGGGACGGCTGGGCCGTCTGCATCGTCAAGTGTGAAGACTGGGACGAAATCGGCATCGTCTGGCGCAACTAGAAAAACCTGTGCACCGCTACCCCTTCCTGACTTTATCAACTTTTCTTCACTTTTTTAGTTGACTAAAGGAAGGGGTAGGCGTAGAAACGGAGGCAAGGGGAAACCCGGACACCGTAAATAAGGAGTACGAACATGGCAGCCACCGTAGAAAGCATCCAGGCAAAGATCGAAAAGCTTCAGGGCACCCTTGCCCGCCATCAGGCCCGCAAGGCCAAGAAGGAAGCCCTCCTCGCCAGGGAGCAGGACGAAGACGCCCGCTACTGGATCCAGTGCGACATAGAGCATGCGGAAGAGGACATCGAAAACACCCTCCGCAAGATCAGCGACGCCGAAGCCTCCCTTGCCAAGACCGCCGCACTCCAGCAGGCCAAGAAGGCCAAGGAAGCCGCCAGAGAGGCCGCCATGCCCGTCCAGCTCAAGGCGTTCCGCGACGAGATTGTGGAAAGCTGGACGGCCTACGACATCGAGCAGCGCGACAAGAATCCCAGACTCCGTCCCGACTGCTACGGCTGGCGCACTGACGAGCAGCTCCGCGAGAGCAACGTCCTCGCCGCCGGCATTCTGATCGACAACTTCCTCTTCCGCGTCGAAAAGGCCGTGGGCAAGGCCGCAGACTTCTCGCGCCTCACTGTCCGCAACGGCAACTCTATGGAAGGCGCGGCCATCAACGGGTATGTGACTGGCGAAAGCGGCAGGGCGAAGGTGCAGACGGCCGCCGCAGGAGGCTGGAACATCCAGCGTTTCCACTACCGCGTACTGGTTCACAAGCTTCGCTAGCAGCCTTGGCCCCGTCCACCCGGGCGGGGCCTGCCACCCAAACTTTTTCTACTTACTTTCACTTTTTTAGTTGACTAAACACGGGAAGAGGCATAGATCTGGATTCAACAAGAACATCCAAGGAGGCCAAAAAATGACCATCAACCTTTCCGACCTCATGCACCGCGCCCACGCCATCCGCCGCGAAGCCTCCAGCCAGTTCGGCTGCCCCCTGCGCGACGTCCTCTTCTCCGAATGCCTCAGGCAGGCATGGGCCGAAGCCAAGGAAAACGTCCGCTTCAACGTGACCCGCCGCTTCAGCGGATACAATGTCCGCCGGTACAGCAAGCCCTGGGGCGCCGTCATCACCCGCTCCGCCGCCGGAGGCTACCAGTACAGCTTCGACGGCCACTGGTGGGGCGACGCCGACGAAGGCGGCGTGGTCGAGATCCCCGGCATCCGCCCCGGCACCGTCGTGGCCTTCGGCCAGAAGGACAACCGCAAGCCACGCAACACCGAGAACGACTGGTACGTCGTGCAGCCCAACGGCTCCCTCCAGTTCGTCACCCGCTCTGAAGCCCGCCAGTATCTCTAGGAGGACAAGATGGAACGCTTCCACGCTCCCGCCGGAGCCAGAAACAGCAACGTCATCATCAGCGGCCACGGCTACAGCACCCGCTCAAGCGCCCGCAGGGCTGCAAACAGGCTTGTCGGCAACATAATGGGCCTGCCCCTCTACGGCACCCGTCCCTCCGTCACATACCGCGACTGCGGCTGCTTCGGCCCGGAGCACGACGGAGACAGCATGCTCGACGGCGACATCATCGTCCGCGAGGACATGATCTCCATATACCGCGCCGAAGACGGCTGGCACTGGGCCGTCGAGTGGTGGCTTGAAGATCTCGTCTACAACATTCTCGACAAGCCAGATCCCGAATACCCCGACTGGTGCGAAAACAAGCTCATCACATTCCGCGAACTGCTTTTCTGGGACGGCCCGCGCACCAGGCACGGCTGGCCCTGCCTGGATCCCCGCTACATCGCCTAGCACAAAAATTTTTCCTCCCTTCGGTTAACTAAAACAGTTGACCGAAGGGCAGGATCCATGAAAAAAAGAGCCCATTCAGGAGGACGCCATGAAGGTTGACTTTAATGTTTCGCACCCGAACCCCGGCTACTATCAGCTCAAGGACGGCACCGTCGTGCCTTTTAACCCGGAAAACCCCGGCGATCAGCCGCCGGAAGGAGCCACCGAAGTCTGCACCGCAGACGGCAGGGAGTGGCATGAGCTGGCATGGTTCTGGGCCCGCATGAACCCCGCCGTTAAGGACACCGTCAACACGACCGAAGTCATTTCGGCCCAAGACCAGATGAACATGTGCATCGGCAGGGCCGCCGATCTCGGCGTGCCCCTGTTCAAGGAGGACTGATGGACGAGCCGAAGAAGATGGGCCGGCCCCCGACGGGCCGCCAGAAGACGTTTTCCGTGACTCTGCCGGACAAGCTCCGGGCGGTCATCGAGGAGGACGCCAAAAAGAAGGAGAGGAGCATCGCCGGGCAGATCCGGCACATACTCCTCACGCACTACAAGGTCGAAGCCTAAAAAGCCCCTCAAAAAACCAGGGCGGGATTTTGAAAAAGATCCCGCCCTTCGCTTTTCTGCGCCTAAAATTTCTTGAACGCGCCGTCGTCCTTGTCCGGCGGATCCACCTTGTCGAGGGCGCCGTCCACGCAGGACTCCGTGGCGTGGTTGATGCGCCGCATGGCCTTCTTGAGCAGCGGAGGCACCGGCAGGCCCATCGCGTCGGCCTTGCCAATGATGGAGAGGGCGTCGTGCATGGCGAGGTAGGCAGCCGTCCAGAGGCACACCGGCAGCTCATGGCCGAGGACAATCTTGCACACGTCCTGGCACAGCCAGGCGATGACCAGCAGCAGCGTGTACACCGGCACCTTGGCTATGCCCCGCATGAACTTCCGGCAGGTGAATCTTCCTCTGGAAGCGGCGTAGCAGCACCCGACGACAAAGTCGGCGGCGAAGAGAATCGCCATGACGATGGCAAGGTCAACCGGAAGCCCCAGCACCGTGCAGGCCCAGAGGCCGAGGGCGGCGATGCCTTTGACAATCGGGTGGCTCACCACGCCGTGGAAAACGCTCTCAAGATCAGCCATGCTCACCACGTCCGAGTATTCGTCAAAGTCGCCTGGCATGCTGGCCTCCATTAGCAGATCTCCGCCAGAAGATCGCCTTCCATCTTTCTGCGCTGCCAGTAGTCCGGCCCCCAGCCCTTCACGCCGGAGCGGAGGTTGGCGACGGCGCGGGGCCAGTCGTTCATTTCAAGCGCCGTCAGGGTGAACTGCCCGCGCTTGCGGAAGCCTGCCCAGCCGTGCTGGTAGACGCAGGAGAAGATGACGCACTGCGCCTGCCAGGGGAGGTCGGCGAACTTGTTCATGCGGGAGTAGCGGAAGTTCCACTGAGGCTCCACCACGTCCACCATGTAGCCGTGATGCTCCGCGTCGGTGAGGGCGCGGGCTTCCTCCACGGTCAGGGTGAGGGGCCGTTCATGGAGCGCCCTTGCGCCGGCGGCGTCGGCCTTGCCGAGGTAGAAGCGGATCTTGCCGAGAAGCTCTTCCGTCACGCCCCACTTGCGGAGCTGATGCTCCGTCTGCTGGCCAAGGTCAACGCCGACGCCGATGGTGACGCCGGAAACGCCCATCGGATCGTACAAGTCAGGACTGCCTTCGCCGTAATAGTTGATCTTCTTTGCGCGGTTGGCCTTGACGTAGCAGGGGATGTAGCCTCTATTGACAAGCCTGCCCTCCACCTTCGTCAGCCATTGAAATATCTTTTTCTCTTCTATCATCGTACTTCTCCCTTGCCGTCCGCGAATATCTGTACACCGCTGCGTTGACAAATGCAAGCGAACTGGATATGATTTCTGCATCAACTAACTTGCCAGAGTTTGGTGTGCAGTTTGTTTCAAAAAAAGGCCCCGTGGGGATTGGCTCCACGGGGTCTTTTGTTTATGCAATTGCAATGGAATTTAGATTGAGTGCTTGACTCTCTGAGATTCTTCCTGGCGCTTTGCGTTGTTGAAGCGGTCTAATGTGCCAACCAAATACCCAGTTATGCGGCGGATGCGTTCAAATTTGACACCTTTGCCTATCATCTTGTCGTGTTTTATATGCATAATGCATTCTCCTTTGCTAGTCTTCGCCAGTGATGAGAACAAACTTGCCGAGGCGGTCTTCCTCAGGAAGTTCCTGCTCCATCTTTTCGTCGAGGAAGGCTTCCGTCAGCTTCGGCTGTGTCAGGCCGTCTTTGTGGACAATGTAGACCTGGCGGTCTTCTGGATAGTCCTGGAGGGCCATGACAAGATCATGTACTGTTACTGCCATTCATCTTCTCCTTCAGTTCGGCTATTTCAGCCTTGAGTTCCTTGATTCTTTGATTGTAGTGGATGATGAGATTCTTCCGGCAGTGGGTGCAGACGGAACCGCAGAGAATTTCCCATAGGCGCTTGGCGTCGTCCGGATTCGGCTGTTCCGCACCGCACATTCCGCATGTGCCGCAGGCCACGACGAAGAAGCCGTTGTCCGTTTCGGCAAGACCCACGTCGGTAGAGCCGCATGTCGGGCATTTCGTCATTACCAGCGCCAGCCCGAAAGAAACCAGAGCATGCAGACGCCGAGGAAGACAAGCCAGAGGACGAAGACGCCGAGCGGAATGCCGATGAGCCAGAGAAGCCAGGCAGGAATGGTCAACGTCATGGCTTCTCCTACACCGACGCCAGAGCGACAATGAATGCAATGCCTGCGGCGCATACCAGCAGAAGCTTCGCCAGCCAGTCGGGACAGCACTTACTCATCATGGCACCAGTCTCCTCGAACAAAGCGCCAAACGACGCAAAGAAGATCCCAGGCTTCAGACATGATGCGCTCTTCCGGCTCATTGTGATTAATGGCCTGGCATAGCTCGCCGTATTCTTCGCCCACGCGCCCCGTGCCTTCGTAAATGCCGTCTGCGAACACCGGATGCTTTGCCTCCGCCACGGCGAGGCGTTCGAGAAGCTCCTGATACTGTGCGCCGTCTTCATCCTTCTTGTGGTACCTTTCAACGAACTCTTCCAGCTTCTGCTTGAGTTCTTCGTCGGTTAAAGGTTCAACCATCATTCCAAGTGCGCTCCGTATATTGCAGGATTGACTGACTTAATGCGTTCCATAAGCTCTTCCTTCGTCTGCGGCGCATCCTTGAAGGGATCGACAAGCTCCTCGCAGCCTTCGGTCTTGGCGGACAGGCTTTTCTTTAGTCCCTCCACCTGTTCGTCCACGATGCGCTTCACGATCTTCGCTCCATGCTCATCCAGCGCCTTGCCGATCTCTTCCTGCGCCGTGGCGCACTCCGCTCCGCAGGCGGCGTAGCCAGCCAAGTCCACAAAGCCATCGGCATAGCCCTTGTTGCCGCGTATCCGGGCCATTTTAAGCATGCCCATCATCATCGCCACGTCCACCATGTCCACGACGACGCCGAGATATGCGCTCCAGAGGCTGGATATAAGACTGAAGCTGTTCTCAGGCCCGCCGTACTCGTTGTTCCTGTCGCGCAGGACGCAGCCGGCCGCCGCGTCCAGACATTCCTTTCTCGTCATATCTTCACCGCCTTCAGGAGCTTCTGCAGCTCGTTGAGCTGGGTCAGCAGGACGGAGACCGTCGTCTGGAGCCGGTCAACGGACTCCTTGATTTTCATGGCCTCGTCCACGCCATTTGCGACCTTCTGCAAATTTTTCAGCGTTCCTAAAATATCCATCATTGTCCTCCGTACCAGGTCACGCCGTCGAGACGCCAGTCACTAGGCAGGCTCGGCCTGATCTCCGTCACCACTACCGTCTTCTGAGAAGGACGCGCCAGAGCGGCGACAAGAGCCTTCTCAAGAGCCTCCACCCGACTTTCCAGTTGTTCGCAGCGTTCTTCCAGCTCTTCAATTTTATTCATCTCCCTTCCTCCCGAGTCAACGGGGAGGGCCTTCCGGCCCTCTCCGGACTGTCAAGCAAAATCTAGCGGACTTTCCACTTTTTGCGGACGGCCTCCAGCTTCTCCTCGCTGATGGCCTCGCCTTCCCGCCGTCCGCACCTGGGACAGACGCCGTTG